GCTTTATATTTGAAAATAAAAGGCAAAAGCATGAGCTTGAACTCGCGCGCGAAAGTCGAGCAAATGATAATTTCATTAGACTCCAAAAGCAGCTTTCTGAAAACGGTGATTCAGAGTCTGTTTCTTATACTCGTAGGTTTATTGCTTTTTGTGGCATTGGGACTTACTGCTTGTGCATCCTCCTCTGCACCGTATTCCCACAAGCAGAATTTATCTCAATCACAAATGCAACAGGGGAGGGTAGGACCGAGTGGTTATTCGGACTCCTCTCCTATCCATCTTCGCAAGATCCAATCATCCTCTCTTCTGGGCACCTTGCCTATATGGGACAAACATCCCTTTGTGCTATTCTTGGATTCTATTTCGGACCAAGTCCAAGACGATAAGTAATGGATATTAATTTCATATTTCAGTTAGTCACAGGCTTGCTCATTGCGATGGGTGGATTTATTTTGAAGGGTGCATTCAATTCGTTAACCCAGCACGATAAAAGAATTAACAAGCTGGAAGTAGACATGGCTCGCAACACTGCTGAGAATGAAAGTCTGTTTAAAAGGTTAGACAATATTGAGTCAAAACTAGATAGGCTATTGGAGGGTCGGCATGGCAAGATATAGGTCATTTGGTCAGCTAGATGATCCTTATGTAGAGGATGGTGATCTGGGCTTTACTGGGCTGGATATGCACACCAGTCCAACCTTGCTCGGTGCAGGCATGTTGCAACTGGCAGAAAACATCAGAATTGATGAAGGAGTTATTTCTTCAAGGAAAGGAATGACGAAGGTATTTAATACAAATCGTGGACATGCTTTGAAGTTATTTTCTGATCCAGATGGCAACGAGCAATTAATAATTATTAATCGGTATAGCTTATATAATAGCTTAGGAGAACTGGTATCTAATTATGGGGCTGGCCTGATCTACGATGTCGGTGAGCAAGTAATACCTGTGCAGGCATTTGAGAAGTTGTTTTTATTTGCGGAAGGAAGAAGGCCAAGGGAGTGGTCAGGTGTAACAGGAGAGAACACTGTGGAGTTCAGTAGTGTGCCTGCACATAACAAGGTAGACTTTGTTTGCCCAGATGCAGGATTCGGTAATTACATGGCCAACCGTTTAGTTGTTCCTAAATCTGATGACTCTAGCACTACTGTGGCATTCAGTGACATTTTTGAGCCTAACAATTTTTTAATCGTAAACACTTATTTCTGCAATAAGGGAACAAATGATAAAACCTTGGCGATTATACCTTATGCGGAAAACCAAGCACTGGTTTTAAATAACAAAAGCATTCACATAATTAATGGTACGCACTTCCTCGGAGAAAGTTCCACAAATTTTGAAATCACTAGACAGTACGGAGTAGCTGGAAGTAAAGCATATGTTCAGAATGGATCGTACATATATTTCATCAGCAACGAAGGTAACATACAAGTTCTAGTGCCTTCGTCAGATCCTGCAAAAGGTCTTGGTTTAGCAATTAGTAAAGTAACCTTAGACCAAGAACCATTAAGCAAGCCTGTCACTCCTGTAATCAACAGAATAAATGCATCAGCACTGGACAAGAGTGTCGTGCATTACCACAAGAATAAAGTTTATTTTGCTATTCCTATCGATGGTGCCAGCCAGCCCAATGCTATCTTGGTCTACGATTCCTTGCTAAGTACATTCATATCTCTGGATACATTTAGTAATTCAGGTCAGTGGATTATCGATATGGAAAGCTGGGGTGATGACATGTACCTGCTGACTAATCAAGCACTATATAAGTATGAAGATAGTGATAGTCAGCAAGATGATACCTACAATTTTGTGACCAAATTTAAGACCAGAAATTATTTACTGGGCAGTAGAGGAATTAAGAATTTTAAATCTGGATCGATTTCTTACACAGTCACAAATGGGACCAGATTGAAGGTCGATGCAAATACAGTAGACCCAGATCAATCGACTACAGTGAAGGAAGAAGTTTTCTCTACAGCAGGAGACGCAATAGCTAGATTTAATTTACGCAAGCGTGGATACAGTACATCCATAGAAGTCACTTCTGAGTATCAACCAGCAAAGTATAAGAGTGTGCATTTAGAAGCATCTTACACTAGCAACACGGTGGGGGATTTTGAGTAATGGCTAACAAGGCAACAGTTACTTTAGAAAATGCTCCAGTAGGGATCGAATTTAATCCTGAGCTTCTACGCAGAAATGTAACCCCAGAAGTAACAGTTCCAACAGACTTAGTTGGCAATGTCACAATGGACACTGTGCAGATTACAAATGATCTTACAGTCACTGGTACAATTACCAGTCCAAGCATACGGACATTTCTGAGACAACTGGATGATGTGGATGATGCTAATCCACAAGACTTATCAATTTTACAATACGATCTTACCCAAGCAAAATGGGTAGCACGAACAGAGACAGAATTTTTCGATGCTACTATTGATGCAGGATTCTCGGACACTGTTTATGTGCAAGCATTCGATTTAGATGGAGGTTTTGCATAATGGCATATCGCAGAATTATTTTACGGAGAGATGTCCCTAATAACTGGCAAACTAATAACCCAGCCTTGCGTCAAGGTGAAGTGGGGGTTGAGATTGATCAGTCTGGTAGTGGGTACAATCGTATGAAAGTAGGAGATGGTTTTCTTTCGTGGAATGACCTGCCTTACATCGATGATGCAGGGTTGGATATTTTACGAACTGAATATGGGGATGAAGTAACATTTGAATTAGGTTTAAACTCAACATTAACATAAGGAAAAATATATATGTCAGCAACAGATATACTGGGGAAAATTGGTGAAAAAGTAGGATCGCAGATCAATACTTTAAGCACTGATCTTAGCACAAACTACGCAACTAAAGTAAGCTTAGGAAATACAAACACAAATGTATCTACTAATGCTTCTGATATTGCATCACTAGATAGTACAAAAGCAGATAAAGTTTCACTCGCAAATTATGCGGATGGTACATCTGTTTTTAGCTTAATTAAAGGAACGCGAGCAGAACTTGGCTCACTCAAAGTGAGTGGAGAAATGACTGTTGTTAATACACAGACGGTTGAAGTGTCTGACAATTTTCTTGAGCTTAATAAAGCTGAGGATGGTACGGAGACAGCACAAACTTCTGGTATAAATATCAATCGTGGATCTAGTTCCGATAAAGCATCTTTGACTTGGGATGATGCAGTATCTAAATTTAAACTTCTTTTAGGCACAGGTGACGCGAATCTTTCAGCAGGAACAATCGAAGCTGATCTAACTGGTGATGTTACTGGTGACCTCACTGGATCTGTTGACGCATCTGCATCTGGCAAGACTGTAAAAGTTGGCTCAGGTGCTGGCTTGCTAGTCAATAATGTTGAGCTTGGTGATTACGCTAGTTTTGAGACTGAGTTCTTAGCAAATCTGTAATGTCAATTCTGGGCCAGATCGGGGCCAAGGTAGGACAGGAGTTTTCTTCTCGTCTGCAAGGACTCGCTGGCCCAGATGATTATTCGGAAATTGGATATGATGCTAGTGGTAATGTGTCCACAGTGACTACATACACTGATTCAACCAAAGCAACCTTAGTGAAGACTAAGACACTCTCCTACACTTCTGGATCACTGACTGGCATCGTGGTCACGGATTCTGGGGGAAATACAGTCTTAACTCAGACCCTTACTTACGATGCAACCAGTGGCGATTTAGATTCGATAGAAAAGGACTACGCATGAGTTTTTCTGAAGCAAGTAACAAGATTACGCAAACAGGGACTGACACTGACCTTAGTGGGCTGAATGGAGTGACAGGAGTGACTACTACAGTTCGTGGAAATCACACTACTTATACAATTGCATCCACTCATTTCTTAGAGGTCCAAGGAACACTAAGCATTGATCCTGCCTATGAGACCTTGCAAGTGATGAAGCAAGCGATCAATGCAGGTAGTGGACATCCACTCACAGTGACAGGTACATTGAATTTAGGTGTGAAAACTACTGCCAATGGAAAAGATAAATACTCAGTCGGAGTGGGTATTGATTTACCAAATGAGAATTTGACTGGTCAGATGTATCGTTTCTTTGGAATTTCGTTTGGAGGTAGTTCTACATTCTTGTGGAATGGTGGAATAATTCGTACTACTGCAACTTTGCGAACTGCAAATGGGGCAACAGTCACAGTCAATAGTGGGATCTTTTATAACCTTGCAAAACAGGGATCATCCAACACAAACACATCTCAGTTTAGAATCGAGTCCTCTAATTCTACGAGTAATGCTAAAATAAACATTTACGATTTAACTTTTGATGGTGAAACTTTAGAGTCTAGAATCTTTACAAAAAGCGGATGGAATGTCGGAATCTTTAAATTTAAAAAAGGAGGATTCCAGAGTTATAATTCGCCATTTCCACCACTGACTTTCGAGAACTTTGACACGAGTCCAAACTTGCATGGCTTTGACATTATCAATGTTACTAGAACCCAAGCAGATGGGGAGACAATTACGATTAAAGGGTTCTCTGATAGATTAAGAGTCGAGCTTGATACTGGCAGAAATAATTTCATGTATCTTAAATGCGTCAGATCTATAAGTTTAGTGGTGGAAGATTTGGATGGTAACGGATTAAACTATTCGTATCACGCTAAAGATTTAGATAGTGGCAACAGAGCATTAGGACCAAAAAGCCAAGATGATAGATCTGACAAGATTTACAGTGGAGTCAACCAGACTGGCAATTTGGACGAAGATGTTTTGGTCGAGGTAATCAACTACATTAACAAAACCATCACTACTGATTCTCGCACCAACTCAAATTCAGAAATTCCATTTTCAATTATTGCATACAACCAAAATATCACTGGATTTGCAGAGGATTTAGTTGGACTCAATACTTTGCAGAGCACAGTTAAAATGACTCCAGATTTGGTAGTGTCTGAAGCATCTAAGGCAACTGTAGATGCGTATACTTTAATAGACACTCCACAGAAATTTTACGACATAGCAAAATCTTACCTAGTTGATAATTATACAGGAGAAGCATCACCATTAGTGTCAAGAGACGGGGACACCATTGATGCAGGTTCTTATGATGTGGTGGTGGACGCAAGTGCAGCTTCTACATTTGCGATTAGCGGTAATACTTTAACAATCAAAGCCACTACTTTTACTGGCAATATTCTTACAAGTGGTTCTGCCACACTTTTAAATAACGCAGAAGTAATAGGAACATTTAAGGACACTGCTGTTCTTCCTTGGGAGGTCACTAATGTAGAAGCATCTGCAACTCTGCAACTTTACAACATGGCCAAAAACCTAGAGGTGGAAAATCTTGTAGTTGCAGGAACGGCAGGGAATAAGGTGGCATCCTCTGGCACTTACACAGGACAGGAAGTGAGTGTTGGCGATAATATCCGTCTGCGTATCACTTGCCAAGCAGGGACATCTGCATTCCTTCCTTACGAAGCATTCGGTATCGCAACTAGCGTGGGTATCAGTTTTAAAGCAGACCAACAAGCAGACACTGTTTACAATAACAATGGAATCGATGGAAGCACTATTACTACTCTCAGTGCAGACTATCCAAATGTGCAGATAGATATTTCTGATGGGGATGGATTCGCAGATTCCAAAGAGTTGTATGCGTTTGCAGTCTACCAGTCTACTACTACCACAGGTATTGAAAAATGGTTCAATGCAATCACTGCCATTGATGCCATGAACTACCGAATCAATACTGATAATGCTGACATAAAATTACAGAATACAGGGAGTGTTCCTCTTGTTATTACAGGAGCAAGAATCTTTAGAGATGATGGAACTAGTGTTTTATTCGCACAGGCAGGAGATCAACCAATGGTGCAGGATACGGGCGAACTGGTTCAATATATATCACCACAATTAGACACTGCTATGAATAATAATACCAAGCTGGATGGTGTCTCAAAAAATACGAAACTTATCCCAGCCTTATTATGATAGATTATTGTCAGACAGATGATGAGGTTGCTAAAAACCCAGAAGCAGAAGACTGGTGCAAACTAGTAGCCGCTGGTAATATTCATGCATACAACTTTGCATGGAGACTATGGTGCTTTAATCACATGTTTGATGATTTGGTTGACCAAGATAAGCAGCCGACAAAAGAACAAATATTTTACGAGTTAGTAGAATTTGTAAAAGAAATTTCATTTAATCCATTTTACAATGCTCACAAAGAATCCATTTTTCCATTACTTGTAAGTCTGGCGAATAGAACACTTGACGGTGATGAAATGGAAAAGAGTGAATCTGAGTGGGACAGGCAAGTCGCCTGCGTTGTCAGATGTGGTGACCTTGATGTGTTTTTGCACATTGCATACCTAGCAGGCGGCTGGGACCACATGAGAAAATTAAAAAATCTAAGAACCTACGATAAGGGGGAATAAGCTATGGGTATGTACGGAGGAGGTGCACCAGCACCAGTAACAAATAATTACCAAGAGTCAATGCGTGAGGCATTGCAGGCACAAATTGATTTAGCACCAGACTTGTATCAAGCGGAAAAGGGATACGCTAAGAATGATGATGGAGAATACGAGTATGTTGGAGGGGGTCGTAAAGAGTATGCGAAATTAGAGGGAGAAATCCAAAGAGAAGCTCTTACAGGAACAAATGGTATAGCATCACTGCTTGGTGGTGACATGAAATTTCAATTTGCAGATGGGCACCGAAAAGCAGGTTATGATCCTGCTGGAAATTTCTTAGGTGCCAGTAAGCTAGAACAAGACTTGATGCAGAGAGCTAAGTCGGATGATCTTGAGCAAAATATTGCATTAGCTACTGCAAACCAACTAGCACTAACAACTGCATTGCGAGGTGGCTCAACTGGAGCAATGCAACAGGCAATTAATAATTTCAAAGCAAAGGCAAATGAATCAAGTGCCCCTCGTGGTATTGAGCAAAAAATGGGTCTTCATGGTACAGTAGATGCATTGAAGCGTGATATAGGCAGTATAAGTGGATATTACGATGGGCAAAACGATAAGATTGAAGCAGATGCAAATATTGATCCTGATGTAAGTGCAGACAAACTTACAGCACAAAATATCAATGCAATCCCACAAGTTACAAGTTCTCCTATATCTGGTGCTCGTCAAGTATTGTCACAAAATGTAAGCAATCAATCTGTAGGTGCAGAAGCCATAGGTGACTTAGGAGGTCTAAGATCAACTCTATCAAGTCAAGCAATGTCTGATCTAGCTTTAGGGGGTAATTTGTCTGACGGAGAAAGAAGGCAGATTGAGCAGGATGCACGGGCAGCAGCATCTGCAAGGGGTAGGGGCAGGGATGTTTCTGCTATTGTTGACGAAGTAGCAAATCTTGAGAGTGCAAGAAGAGATAGGCAGAACGAAAGGAGACAGTTTGCACAGGGAATTGCTGGACAAGAAGCACAGTTGCGTGAGAGTGATGTTGGCAGGAATCTCCAAGCTGGACTGGCAAATCAGCAGGCTAATTTGCAATCAAGTTTGGCAAATCAAAATAGTTCATTGCAAGCTGGGTTGGCTAATCAGCAGATGACGATGCAGACACAATTAGCTAACCAGCAAGCAAGTCAAAGGAGCCAGCAGGCTAATCAAAGTGCTGACCTGCAAAGACAGCAAGGTAACCAGCAGGTAAAATTACAAGCTGGATCAATGAACCAGCAAGCTAACTTACAAGCACAGCAGATAGAGTTGCAAAATAGGCAAGTGATGAAAGACCGAGACCTTCAAGCACAAGGCATGGAGGCAAGTAGGCAGGCACAAATTAATCAAATGAAACAAGCTGGTGAGGTTGCCAACATCCAGACGCAAATGGATCTTGGGCGCCTGAAAGTTTCTTCTAGGCAAAACGATCTTGATAGAAGTATTGCAATCGATCAAATTAATGCACAGCAAGAGATGCAAGCTATGGGCATGGATCGTGCGGCTTTGCAAAACTTAATAAATATTGAGCAGGCTACAAGTGCAGATGCATTTATGGCAATCACTGGAAAACCTAGTGGGCAATCTATGACCTCTGGGCAAAGTGCATTTGGTAATGCTTCTGGTGCTTTAGGTGCTGGACCAACTTTGTACAATCCTGCACAGGGTGCTGAGTTTATGGCAAATCAGTCAGCTATGCTTAACTCTTACAATGCCGCAACATATGGTGCGGATCAAGCAATGATGGGATCAATCATTGGTGGTATTGCTGGTGGAGCAGGTGCTGCCGCAGGTGGTTATTTATCTAGACCTGCCTGTTGGGTAGCAAGAGAAGTCTATGGAATAAATAATCCTAGATGGATAATGTTTAGACAATGGATGCTTAACATCAGTCCATTCTGGTTCCGTGCAATTTACCTCAACTTCGGTGAAAGGTTTGCCAAGTTCATTAAAAACAAACCAAGATTAAAAGCACGAATCCGCAAATGGATGGACTCAAAAATACAGGAGGGTAAATAACATGGCATCCCCATATTTCCAGCAAATCAGAGTACAGCAACCTGACTTCTCCCCAATCACAAGAGGGGCAGAAGCATATGGAAGGGGCATAGGGGAAGCGTTTAGATCTATTGGAAAAATCGGTGGTATGTACTTTCAAGAGAAAGGGTACGAGCAACAGGTTGCTGATTTCATGCAGACTGAGATGGGGCAGGAGATGATGCAGCAAGCTGGATTGAAGATTGATCAAGATAATCCTAAAGAAACACTAAAACATGCAAAGGGGTTAATTAATTCTTTTGGTGGATTTCAAGAGTTCCAGAATGCAATACAGGCCGACATGCAGGCCGAGAGGGCACAAGAGGTAGCAAAGCAGCAAGATTATTTATTTAAAAAACAAAAAGTGCAAATCGATCAACAGATTGAAGAAAAAGAGTATCTGTTAGATCGATTAAACATAGAGCAAGAACTTGGAGAAAAAAAGAACAGTTATTTCCAGCACTTAAATAAGAAAAATGAAAATGGTGTAAGGCTCATAGATACTGATGATCCTACAGCAGGATTTGATGCGAGCAATCCAGTGGCTTTGCAGGCAGTCATGTCAGTAAATCAAGAGCTTGGGCTGGGTGTTCATAATCCTGCTATTATCGGGATGCTATCAGACTCAGTTGCACCTGTAGACAATATCACAGGAGAGCAATTACCCTATGCAAATTTTACTAGTGAAGCAGATATGTTTAATAAACTAGATCAAGTGTTTTTGACTGAAATAGGCAGAAGGTTACCACCAGAGCAAAGGGCAGCACTCGTAGAGAGAATGAAAGCAAATATTGATGGTGCTGGTGGAAAGAAAACTGTAAGAGAATTATTCAAGCAAGAAGTAGAGTCCAGTGGGTTTGGAGCATTTGCAGAGGCAATGAAAACAAACACTGGGACAATGGGTAATTTTAGAGAGTTGCTAGATGAGTCTTTAGTTACTCTTGATGATGGAACAGTTGATATTAAAAATCCAGTAGCTGCATCTGTCGCACTTATGCAACTGGCAAGAATGGCACAGGGTGCTGGTGTTCTTTCTAATCAAGATGTTAATTTGATCAAAGGTGACCAGACATTGGCTGCTAGTTGGGAAAGGTTGATATCTAAAAATATTGGAGAGACAACTGAGTTGACGGATGACATGATCAAGCAAAATCCAGCTTGGCAAAACTCTCTAAATCCAGACACGGGTGAAGTTTTTCAAGCAGGTGATGAGGTTACTCTTGGGGGAGCAAATTTATCTGCTGCTGACATGAAAATGTTTCAATCGCTTGCTAACAAGTTAGATGACAGATCCAACCAGTTTATTCAAAAAGTAATACCAGACATCTATAAAAATGTTAAGGCAACTTACGGTGGATTTACTACAGGACAATTAAATCAATTTACTGATCTTCATCAGTATATGCCTAATGGACTTGTGAACTTAAACCCACTTTCAACAGTGCGGCAAAAAGACATGCAAGGTATTTACTATATGATGAATCATGAACAAATGACTCCAGAAGAAACCTATAGTACAATTAGAAATATTAGTATACAGAAAGGTGTCTGGGATGAAGATACAGATGGTCCAGCTACAAGGGCAGCTATAAGTGAGATCACAAAGGGTGGATACAGGCCGAGGCAAAACCAGCAAGCTATAGATTACCAGCAATACAAGGGTAAGGGCAGGCGAGTACAAAAGAATATAGATAAAACTATTATCGAGCCAGACAACTTAGAGGCTTCTGGTAATGCAGTAAAAAATGTAATGTTTGGTGCAGGCGGCACGGGGACAGGAATGGCCGCAGTAGACATGGGTAAGGGGATGCTTGATAAATCTAGGATTAAGAAAGAAAGCTTTCCATTTAAGAAGCAGGCACTTAATCGAGTTAAGGATTTAAGCGGCAATGAGCTAAGAACTGTTGCAAAAGATGTTGGTGTAAAAAGTTCAGACAAAATGACTGATACGGTTTTACGCAAACAGGTCACAAATAAAATTAAGCAAGAGGTTAAAGAAGAGGTTGCAAACAAACTTGCGGCAATGGGTGCTAAGAAAAAAGTGTTCTCTGCTCTTACAAAACTTATGACATCTGGCACCGTAGGTTCTGTCATGTTTGTCATGGACCTAGTGCAAGCTGACAACCTGCCAAGGGATGCTAAACTTTCTGCATTAAAAGATGCAGTGAATAAAGCTAAGAAGGGATCTCCAGAAAGAGAGATTGCACAGGAAATGTTTGATCGTGCTTATTACTCTGATCCTAGAAATGTTCGTCCAGAAGAAAAGTTTATGGGGATCAAGCAAAGAAAACTTAGGCACTCAGTAGAACTTTACGGACTTTAAGATATGGCAATAGATTTAGGGGAATATGATCCAGATGCAAAGCTGGCCAATGTAGTACTAGGAAAGTTTGCTCCACTCCCAGAGGATATGGAGTACGAACAGTTCCGTGAACGCTGGTTAAAGAACCAGCAGCGAAGCATTGGTGAAGCAACATGGGAATGGGCTAAAGCAGTGCCAGAAGGTTTTGCAGAATATTTCTCTGAAGATGTTTACAATGCATTAAATAATAAGTCGATGATGCGTAGTATGCTTGGCCTTGGTGAGAATGAAGGTGATGCAAGAAAAGCATGGGAATCACTTTTTACTGCAAGTGAAGTTGGTCTAAGAGATTCATATAATACATTCAAGGTTCTCACATCTAATGTAAAAGATTACTACAACTCTGAGCTTTCACAGGAGCAACAAATTGAGCGTGATTGGGCGAGGCAGAAATATGAAGTAAATTATTTCAATGATGCCCGTGAGAAAATGATGGAATCAGTGGCACCAGAGTTCAGAGATGACATGTCGGTGCTTGCTGATTTTCTAGATCCGACAAATTTAATTCCATCTTTTGCAGGAACAAAGTTTTTAAATAAAGGGACCAGAAAAGTTGCCAAGGTAGGGGCAGGAGGTCTTGGATACTTTGGAGGTAAAGTTCTTGAAGCAGGAGGCACTGCAACTGAGAAAGTATTTGGTTTGCCTGCGGTAGGTGCTGAGAAGCTGAAGCTCAAAGGTGCATACCGTGGTGTTCAGGGTGCAGCGTTTGCAGTGGGTGCAGCAGGGTCTCCAGTTTTTGGTGCAATAGGTACAGGGATAGCGGTTACAGGAGTAGGTGAAGCAATTGGTAAAATTGCTTCTAAGACTGGCCGCCAGATGGCAGAAGTTTCTAGGATATTTGCCCAGCCAAGTTCTCATGCAAGATTTTTACATAGGGTATCAATTGATGAAAATGTTAGTCCTGCATTAAGAAAGCAAGCAGCCAGACTGTACAAGATGCGAGGCACAAAGGTCTATGATACTCTATTTGATGGTTTAGTTGCTGGCCTTGGTTCTGGTGCCGCACAGGTAGCACTAGAGGCTGCTAAGGGAAAAGGAGCAGAGGATGTAGGTTTTGCAACTGGTGCTGGTATAGCAATGGGTTCTCCTATGGGTATGCTTGCAGGTGAAAGGGGCAGTGGTAAGTCTACCGAAGCATTTGATGCACAAGGAAATCTTACCGAGAGAAGCCAGCAATCAATAGATAATTATTTAGCTAACAAAGCAGCCATGATGAATAGAGAAACCATCAAGGCATTTACTAAGCTAGATTCGAAATCTAAGCTGGCCTTGGCTACTCTGGATGAACTCAGTGAACTGGGTAACATCAGAATGGAAATGTTTAATGATGAAAAGTTCAGAGAAAAAACAAAACAACGGGGTGGTGCATCAGTGCCAGCAGTTTACGATGAGCCAAGTAAAACTATATTTATAAATGAATCGCAAATTAAAGAAGGCACTGAGATAGCATCTGAAATATTTCTGCATGAGTATGGTCATCATTTCATTTCTGACATGCTTAATGCAAGTCCACTTCAATCTCGTAAAATTCTTGAATCATTTGAAGATCCAGACGGTGAAGAATATTTTTTCTACGATGCAGATGAAAAGAAATTAGGGTCCATCCGAGTAAATGAAGAAGCACATGCATTCAACGAAAGGTACGCAGATTTAATTGGAGCAAGTAGTCAAGAGGTGGCAACACGGTTTAGGGACAAGCGTGATGCCTACAGGCTCGCACAGGAAATAGGTGCCGAGCAATTTAGCATGATGATGCAGGAAAGTCCTAATGCATTTGCCAAGCATGATAAATCTTTTCGCCATATGCTACTTGGTGCTGCACATGATGCATTAGCAAAAATTGGTGTAGTGGACCCAAGAACTGGCAACGATGCAAAAAGCTACATCAGTGATGCCTTGTTGAAAAATAAAGGTGTACGCAAAACTTACGAAAACTTTGTCAAGGAAAGGGCAGATCATTACAGGCAGCGTGGACTAGACATGGAGACTGGCCGCAAACATGCCCCTCGATCTGGGCAAACAAGTGACGAAAGATTTACCCAGTTGTTTGGTGGGCAGGGAGTAAACCTACAGGTTGCTGCACAGTTCCACATTAAAGACTCTGTCATGTATGATGAATTGATGGAGGCACTGGAAATGATTGCTGAACAGGAAGGTGAGTACACTGGACTTGGCATGGGAGCAGAGGCAGCACAATTGCATCCAAAAGTTAGAGAGATATTTTCTAAAGCTGGAGCCTACAATGCTGCCGTAAGGTCAATCATAGACATGATACAGGAACACATTGACCAGCGGAAGATGATGAAGTTTGGATATCGTTCTGCCAGTTGGAAAAACATGTCCCAGTACAATCCATTTTTTGAAAGATCAGTCACTCCATATGCATGGCAAATCAGTCCAAAGAAAGTAAGGAACTACATGGGCAGGACAGTATATCCTAACTTAAAGGTCATGGCTTATGATGCGGATCTGATTATGAATAATGTTGAGCGATTGGCTCATGCAGGATTCATAAAAAAGCCAGATGAATTTCTCGAAGCATTCGCACAACGGGCACAAGAAGTTTTGCAGCCAGATGGTGAGGGGAGAATTAATCCACAGGGTCTCGGAGAAAATGAACTTATGGTAGCAGCCATGGGTTTGAAGGAATCGTATGAAAACATACAGAATCCTAAATTAGCAGAGTGGTTATCGCATCCAGATAACAAGCTGCAAAAAAGTTTTAGATCATATGATGTTGGCCAGCTTGCAGGATTGTCTACCCAAAACAAAGCTGGGTTTGCATTCGATTACAGGAATGCCAAACATAACTACATGCCAGCCCTTGCAGGACAAGGCTACAGGGATAGCACGATTAAGCCGAAGAGAGGGGAAAGAACTCCTCAATTAGTTGAGAAGGCAGGTGACTTAGGTGCAGGTAAATTAACCCCACAGGCATACAAGAAAGTGGTAGATAAATTTAAGCCTGTCGATACTTTGACGGAGGAAGATATTGTTCCAGCAAGTGTGGCTAAGATGAAGAAAGCACTTGCGAAGCACCAACTCAAGCATGTTGGAAAAGGTAAGGAAATCCCTGCTGGTACAAATGTTGGTTTACGGTTGGACATTAATGCATACTTGCGAAAAGAAAACAGTGCTTGGGTTCCAACGATACATGAAGCAGGAAAGGGTGGGAGAGAGGTTGGCCCAGTGCTGGCACATGAGCCAGTTGCGGTAGTAGATAATGCTACCCTTAATAACCACAAAAATATTTCACTCAAAATTGCCAGTGGTAAAATAAATAAAACATCCTTTGCTCGTATTAATGGGCAGTGGAATCCTACAGGAGTCTCTAATGCCGTGGCATTAGCGAAGGAGGCATTGGCAAATAAAGATGGGTCTTGGACACAGGTAGGATTTGATCCAGAACGGCACTCCTATTTCTATGACCGTGAGAATAATGGTCTAGCAGTTACTAGTGCGGATCAAGTGGTGCAGGTTGGTCGAGCAGTATTTGCTAAGAATGCAGTCAAGCAGAAGCCAGCTAATGCATTTGGTAAAGACCAATATTTCATGCCAGCAAAAATCTATGGGATGAAGGATACCATCTCACAAGATGTTCTTAGCCGCATGGGACAGGATAAATTTTCTCCCCAACAATTCTTAGCTAAGGTACGGGAAGTCAAGGGTGCCAAGGAAATGATGGAGGATACCAAGCTGGATGAATTTATTAAGGACAGGAAGTCACTGACTAAAGATGAAATTTATAATCATATCGCAGCAAACTATCCAAAGCTGGAGGTAATATCTTCTGAAGGTGGAGATCCACTCTATGAGGATTATAAATTAAGAGGAGGCACTCAGTACGAAGAACATGTTACTACCCTTAATGACAAAAACTATCCTCTTAAAAATGACAACACTCACTGGGATAATGAGAATGCAGCATGGCACTACAGAAAGACCAAGAGGGAAACCGTTGAGGATGGCAGGTCTGTTTATTTCTTAGAGGAAATTCAGTCAGACTGGCACCAAGCTGGAAGAGACGAAGGTTACATGACTCCAAAAGAACAGGAGATGGTACAAGAGTATGAGTCATTAAAAGAACTTGAGTTAGATGTGGAGCGTGAGTTCTGGCCGATGAGGTACGAGAAAATAATCAACGAAATATATAAGCATCCTGTCCTAAGTGATATAATCAAATTAGATGGATACCTTGATTTCGTAATAGATGAATTTAGGAAAGCTGCTCAGTATTATGATGGCAGTGAACCTGTTCCCCGTACCAATCCAAATAAATATTTTAATAGCATCATAGGAACATTACGAAAAGTAGGTAAAGAGAATGTTGATTCCTTAAAGGTATATAAAGACGAAGATATCATCCCCATCATGGATGGCATAATCGAAAGACTTGCAGAGGAGCATCGAAATGAGCGACTAGGTGACAAGAGAAACAGAATGAAGGAGTTGCATACATGGTGGAATGCAGGTGGTATCTCAATGGTCCCAGATGCACCATTCAAAAAATCATGGCATTCCATGGCATTGAAGCAGGCAATCTCTAATGCTATAAAAGAAAATAGAAAATACATTGGCTGGACCACTGGTGACCAAGCAGCCGAAATGTTCAAGCTTGATAAATTCTACAACGATATACTGGTTACACGCAATGATGCATCAAAGCCAAGTGAAGTTAGATATGATGTTGGTCTATGGACAAGTGGTAGCTTTAAAAATGGGGACGGGTCTGATCGTGACATTTTTAACAGAAGTGCAAAAGCACTGGAGAGATATATTGGAAAAGAAGCAACTAAGCAGGCAGTAGAAGAGCTAAAGAAAAATCCAAGAGGTGAAGTAAACATCACTGACTTAGATCTCAAGAACAAGGGGATGCGAAATTTTTATGACCGTGATCTTGTTGATGCAGCCAAGCAGATAGCAAAGGCACTTGGTGTAAGGCCGCCAATGAAGACCAAGATCGTAGGACAGAATGTTTTAGAAAACAGAAGTGACAACCAGTATGACTCATGGGTCATGGAGTTACCACAAGCTGCTACGGGCAATCACGATGAAATCATTTCTCGGATGCCACTCTACATGCCAGCCATTGAAACAACTGGTGATGGATCTAATCCACGGGCAATGTGGGAGCAGATGAAATTTCGGTCACCCAGATTTCAAAGTTTTATTACACGCAAAGGAAATCCTGTATTTGCAGAGAAAGATCTAGACGGCAATTGGATACCTACCGTGTGGAAACATGGTGGATATCTAGGCATGAAAACCGCAGATAAAAATTTGCAGACAATCACTGGGATAAGTGACATTGGTGCAAACCCAAAACAAACTTGGACACCTAAAGAGGTAAGTGATTCTGGCAAATTAATACAACCTTTGTTTCTTAGTAGAGATAAAGATTTTTCTAAACAATTCCAGAGTGATAAAGCACACACCGATGGAGCAAGGGCACAGATCGTCAAAGATATACCTGTTCTAGAAATTGCAACAAATGTAAGTAATGTCTGGGATTATAAAAACCCAAAACATGTGGAGGCATTACGGCAAAAAATAATTAAAGACCGAAAGCTTACAAGTGATCCAGACAAAGACTGGAGAAATATACAGAACAGATCCATATTAGATAAAGATCAATTTCATAGTGAAATGGAAATTGGAGACTGGCAGCTAGTTGAAGATTACAATCGTGATATAAAAGAACTAGGGCATGACGGTTATCTTGTAACAGAAGAGGTGGATTATCTTGGTGATGTTTTTGAAAATCTTGCAGTGTTTAATGCTGAAGATGTCAAGCTGGTAGAGGACCAAAAAACATGGCAGGGAACGGGGGAGAACCAAGTCAACCGTGTCGCAAATGTATCTGGTAAATTTGAAGGAAGGCATCTATTTGCCCCTAGCAAGGATGGATTGAAGGCTGCTATCGGAGTAGCACCAAAACGAGTCTCAGTGGTGCCTACGCTGGATGCAGGTTCCGCTATTGCAAAGCAACCAGAGTTCCAAGATTTTATTCAAAATAATGTAGCTATTGCAGATGCATTTGGATTTGAAGTGCAGGACCAGAGGCCAGTAATTGGTGGCTGGAAAGATAGTGAGACTAATGAAATAAGTAGGGAGGCATCACATCGCTTGATGATCAAATCAAATAGTGATGCTGACCTTAGTACATTTGCAGCGATCACAGGAGTGCTGGCCGATGAGGTGCAGGACAGTGTGATGCAGGTGCGATACATAAAACGAAATACGAAAGACAATGCAGGCCGTGAATACCATATTAAGATTGACCCACTTCTTGGGGAACAAATAACAAGTTTGCAATTCTTAGAAAGATATGGTTTAGAAGGAGGATTTACTTATGACCCAAAAGACGAAAAACTCATATTTGCAACATGGGACCAAGAAGGATGGTCCCAAGTTGGAGACCTTGTTGCAGCAATCACTGAGCTTGGAGGATTTCAAGGTATTGATGAAGCATCCGCAACTATCTCGTTCCCAGAAATTAAAGATTACCGATCACTACTTCGCCCAGCTAGGATCAAGAGACATTACGGAGGAACTAATAGGGCAGCAATCCGTGATCTTGCGGAACAGGCAAGAACAAAGCTAGAGGAACATGACCGTGCTGGCCAGTTGTTCATGCCAGCCACTGACACTCAACGAGTGGCAAAAGATAAATCGGAAATGGTTTTCCCAACCACTACTTATGTCAACGCATTGGCAAAGGGTGAGTCTATGCCGCAGAAATCTGAAGACTGGAATCAGTCAGACTGGGATAAATATTTTGAGGATCAGAAACTTGCTGATGCATTAATGAATCAGTTTGCCAGCAACCCAACTGAAAAAAGCTGGCAAGATGTAAACGAATTAAGAACAGGCAGAATTGGTAAAGTAGAATTTCCAAATGCACCAACGAGACTCCTTGAGTGGTTAAATGACCCAATGAAGTTGGTACAGTTTATTGAGGCTGCCCGTCAGAAAAATCCTAGACTTGTAGACTTAGCCAAGCAGGGTGTTCTTGACTGTAAAACTAATTACAGTGCCAAGAAAAC